ATATTGATCAGCCAATATTTGGGTGTAAAAATGATCAGTTTAGATGTCAGTTTAAGAGACGGTGGCGATACTGTTAGCAATCTAGGACTAGCAGAAGATGCTTTCGAAGGGCAACGTATTTTAATCGTCGACGATATCAATGACACAGGCGCTACATTTAATTGGATTATGGAAGACTGGCGTAGCAGTTGTCTACCGGACGAAAAGCGTTGGAATAATCTAGTATGGAATTACAACGTGAGATTCGCAGTGGTGGTAGATAATCTTGCTAGTAAATGTAACGTCAAGATGGACTACTCAGCAGTAGAGATAAACAAGGCCGAGGATGACATCTGGATTGAATTTCCCTGGGAAAAATGGTGGACTAAATGAATAATAAAATAAACGAAATTTTAGATATACTACAAGAAGAATGTGCTGAAGTGATTCAAGCCATTAGTAAATGTAGACGTTTTGGTATGGACTCAGATTATCTAAAAGGCGAAGGCACACAACGAGATCAACTGATACAAGAGCTAGGTGATGTCGCATTACTGATTGACCTATTGGCGTCTCATAGACTATACACGCCAGCCGAACTGAATACAGCACAAAATAAAAAGGCAACAAAACTAAGCGAATGGTCGACAATATATGAGTAAAATTAAAGTAGCGGAACTTTTCTATTCAATTCAGGGAGAGGGAAGATATATGGGAGTCCCAAGCGTATTTCTTAGAACGTTTGGCTGCAATTTTTCTTGTAAGGGTTTTGGTATGCCTAAAGGCAAATTGAGTACCGAAGCCGAGGACGTAGCCTCTATCCATCAGCTTTATCCTTTTGCAAAATACGAGGAATTGCCTTTGGTTTCTTCGGGCTGCGACAGTTTCGCATCATGGATGCCAGAATTCAAACATCTCAGTCCCATGCTGGAGACCGATGCCATCGTGGCTCGTATCATGGAGATCTTGCCACATGGTGAGTGGCGAGACGAGCACCTAGTTATTACAGGCGGTGAGCCGTTACTAGGTTGGCAACGTGCTTATCCGGACTTACTGAACAATCCTAAAATGAAGGCGTTGAAAGAAATTACCTTTGAAACAAATGGTACTCAGAAACTTACTCCAGAATTTAAAAATTATTTAGATCATTACATTGATGAAAGCTATGGGCGTGAAGTTACATTTTCAGTCAGTGCTAAACTTCCGTGTTCTGGCGAAAAGTGGGAAGATGCTATTAAACCAGAAGTAGTGTGCGAATATGAACAGTATGGTACTACCTACTTGAAATTCGTCGTGGCCACAGAAGAAGATATCGCAGATGCCGAACGTGCCATAGATGAATTCCAGCAGGCAGGATTTACTGGCCATGTCTACTTAATGCCGGTCGGAGGCGTTGAAAGCGTATATGCCTTAAACAACAGAGCAGTGGCCTTGGCAGCTATGAAACGTGGATTGAGGTATAGTGATAGGCTACAAGTGCCGCTTTTTAAGAATGCATGGGGGACTTAATGGGAATATTTGATAGATTTAAGAAAAAGACAACAGCAGAAGCGGTAAAAGAAGCGGCAAAATCAGCTAAACAAATTGCCACAGAAAAAGGCGAGTCATATGTAAACATGATAAGCATGGAGGTTGACCCTAACGACATGCAAAATGGGTCATTTGAATTAGACTGGAACGATAAATTTGTTGCCGATTTAATTAGACATGGATATCAGATGTCTCCAAAAGATACAGACTCTGACATAGTAGACCGATGGTTTACTGCTGTCTGTCGTAATGTGGTATTAGAAACTTTTGAACAATACGAAGCCATGAACAATCGTGTGGTTAAATCACGCGATGTGGGAGATGGTCGTAGCGAGGTAAGTTAATGAATCAACCCAAGACAGTGATAGTTTATATGCTGACAAGGGATACCGGCAGCAGTGTGTTATTTTACAAAGCCCACACCCCACTAGGCTGGAAAGACAGATTTGAAACTAGAGAAGCGGCGGAAAATGCCAAATATTGGTGTGAGCTAGCCGAAACCAACAGCACAGTCAAATATGATGTGTTAGAATTAGAATTACTCAACCCGGATTATTTCAATGATATTTAATAAAGTTAAAGGACTTAAGGCAGAGGGTAAACGAATAGGTGTGACCTTCTCGGCATTTGACATGTTACATGCCGGACACATAGCCATGTTAGCAGAAGCTAAAAATCACTGTGATTATCTCATCGCGGCGTTACAAACGGACCCTACTATAGATAGGCCAGATACTAAAAATAAACCCGTACAAAGTATAGTCGAGCGACAGATACAACTAGCGGCGTGTCGTTATGTAGACGAAGTAGTGATATATCAAACCGAGCAAGACATTGTAGACTTGTTATTGATATTGCCAATTGATGTTCGCATACTAGGTATAGAATACCAAGATAAAGATTTTACCGGAATGGCAGAATGTTACCACCGCAACATTGAATTGGTATTTAACGGAAGAGACCATAGCTTCAGCTCCAGCAGTTTAAGAAAACGTGTAGCAGAATCGGAAACCCTGAGATTGTTAAAAAAATGATGCTATATGTAAATGGTAGCACTCATGTGTCGGCAGCAGAAGCAACCAATCCCTACATATTTGCGTCAGATGATCCTGTGCTGGCATGGATGGGCCATTTGCCGCATCCAGACAACGTGTCCGTCAGTTGGGGTAAATTACTAAGTTTAGCTCTTAGGGCCGGACTACACTGTGCCGTCACTAGCAATAACGATAATCTACAAATTATAAATGAAACCAAACAGTGGTTAGAAAATGGCCGCAACCAAAATGAATTAATAATAATAATGTGGAACGATTGGATTGATGAAAAACTAGAGCATGACAGCATATACTTGTTTCATCAACAACTCAAGAATACAAATAAACCACATTTATTTTTAAACAGTAACACCTGCTTTAGTACCAATCTTGCTCCGTACGATTGGGGAGTAAATTTCCTCCAAGCTTACGATCCTAAAATGACCTTTTCCAATTTAATCAAAGATAATAAAATGTACACAGTATCACCAAATAGTCGCCATTTTGGTAAAGATGCTCATAGCTTTTTTAATCGTTATGTGTTACAATACATTATCACTAACAAATTAATATAAGGCTTATATGAACTACTTGCTTGTTGATACAGCAAACTTATTCTTTAGAGCCCGTCACGGAGCTTTCCGAGGTACTGATACTTGGGAAAAGATTGGTATGGCTCTGCATATTACATTAATGGCAGCAAATAAAATGGCACGTAGATTTAATGCGGATCATGTGGTTTTTGCTCTAGAAGGGCGTAGCTGGCGCAAAGATGCTTACAAGCCTTATAAAGCTAATCGAGCAGTTGCTAGACAAGCATTAACCGAATCACAACAAGAAGAAGACCAAATGTTTTGGGAAACTTTCGATGCTTTGAATAAATATCTTTCTGAAAAAACCAACTGTAGTGTTATAAGGTGCGCCACAGCAGAAGGTGACGACATCATAGCAAGATGGATTGCGTTACATCCTGCTGACGAGCATGTGATTATAAGCAGTGACACTGACTTTGTTCAACTGCTGTCCACAAATGTAAAACAGTACAATGGTATTACAGACGAACTAATCACGATTGAAGGAATATTTGATGCGAAAGGTAAACCGGTCCTCGACAAGAAAACTAAGGAACCTAAAAAGATACCGGACCCAGGGTGGCTTCTTTTTGAGAAGTGCATGCGAGGCGACCCGACTGACAATGTTTTTTCAGCGTTTCCTGGAGTCCGTACAAAAGGGACGAAAAGCAAAGTCGGCTTGGCGGAGGCGTTCGCAGATAGAGAAAAACAAGGATACAACTGGAATAACATGATGCTACAACGATGGGTTGACCCTGATGGGGTAGAACACAGAGTATTAGATGACTACGAAAGAAATAAAATGTTGGTAGACTTGACAGCACAGCCAGAAGATGTTAAACTTATAATTGATACTGCCATACGCGAACAAGTTAGTCACAAAGATGTGGGACAAGTGGGTGTAAGATTCCTTCAATTCTGCGGAAAATACCAACTCAACCAGTGTAGCGAAAACGCAGAAAGTTTTGGTAGTTGGATGAATGCCACATATACAGGCGCACTAAATGGATAAGACTATACGTATTTTTAGAATTGCATTGGTTTTGTGTGTGACAATTTTGTCAGTGGTAATGTTTGTGATGTTAGATGATAACACAGTCAAGTATGACTGTAGTATGTTGATTGGCGGATGGCATCCGGATGTATCAATCGACATACAGAAAAAATGTCGAGCAAGGATGAATAAATGACATTAGTAGCTAAACCTATAGTTGATAAACAGTTTTGGGTAATACAGAGAGATGAAAAGAAAGTTGGCAATGTAGAAGCTTATGCCGGCGGATATCAAGTTAAGATAAACAATCAGGTAGTGGCTCAATACAAAACTCTTAAACTAGTTGAACGCAGCATTGATATTCAATTTGTAGCAGCCAATAAGCCCGCTAAAAAGAAATTGCCAACACACGAAGTACACGGTTATCCAACAAGCGGTCGTGTTTATAACCCTATGTGGGACGTGCCACAAAAGTTACCTGTTTATACCAAGACAAAGAAAAGCAAAAGTTGGTATGCTGCCGGATGGTACACTGTCAAAAAAGGTCGCAAGTGGGAAGCTATGCAAGATCCAAAATTAATCTTATTACAAAGATACCCTTACAAGGGACCATTCCATAACAAAGAAGAGGCAGAACCAAAATGACCAATCCCTTTTACGATTCAGAAAAATTCATGACAGCTTGCGAACAAACCGTTACAGGCGTCAACGAAGACCAATTCAAAATGTATTGTAATCTAATCTCAGAAGAGTACAATGAATTGCTAGAGGCATTGGCGCAAGATGATAAAGTCGAAACACTAGATGCGTTGGTGGATATTTTAGTTGTCACCATAGGTGCCATACATTCAATGGGTGCCGACGGAGAAGGAGCATGGCGCGAAGTAATGGCCACTAATTTTTCCAAAATAGATCGCAGATTAGGAAAAGTACGCCGAAGAGACGACGGGAAGATTTTGAAACCGGACGGATGGACTCCGCCTGATTTAGAGAAATTTTTAAAGAGAGAACATTGAGCTTACATCTACAAAAATTTATAGAAAGAATAAGGGGCCACGATGCTCGTGGTGTCAAGGATTTCGTCATGCCAATGGTAGATGCCAAAGGCATGCACGCTGACCTTACTGAACTTTTATTGGAATTAAAACAACTTAAAGAATCTGCCGCTACATCAAAAAATGACGTTGTGGAATTTAAAATAGATGGTGGAAAATTTTAATATGCGTCTATATGTTGTATAAATATTAATATGCATTTAACTGTTAATCCCACGCGGCAGGAGAGATTCAAGTGAGTCGGCCTAAACCAACCGTACTTGCGGAACTTACCAACAAGTCCACTTACAAAAGCGAACAAGTGTTGGCTTCTGACGGAATTTGGGCGGTTTATTATTCTAATGAACCCATTAACTTGAAAACCAGTAACATGCTGGTTCAGTATCCTGGACCTAAATATAAAAAGGTATCATTTAGTAATCCAGGACATGCTATCAATCTAGCTAAGAAACTTAATCAACAGTTTAAAACCGACCAATTTAGTGTGGTATTGCTAAAACAAGGCGACAAGATATTTCCGTAAAGTGCGTAATAAAATAGAGTTTACCAAGCAATTAGTAGATGAATTATCTAAGATACGCGAAGTAACTGTGGATTTTGCCAAACTATATTGGTGGTATAATCTTCGCAACACAGGCGGATTTCGACTTACAGATGAAGGATATCATGTTCTGGCGCACGAACTAAAGCACAAGCACTACGAATTCCCTGTTAAAAATACCGTTAGGTTCACCCCAGAAGTTATG